GCCAAGCGGGCCGGGGCCAGCGCCCTGTCGTCCGAAGGGTTCCGGCTGAACAACGAGATCCAGCGGCACATGCGCCACGGGTTTTATCTGCTGGGCTGGCCGCCGCTGCACCCGGGCACCGGTGTCATCCGACGGCACCGGAAGGCTATCCGGCGCAGGGCCGCCGGCGGAAGTGGCGCCAAGAACTGGAAATCGGTATGGCGAGGCAAAAAGGGCCGGCGCCGGCGCGGGAGGTCCTACTGGTACGAGTCCAGGGCGACCCGCAGCCGCACCGGCGGCGGCGTGGCCACCGCCCCCATGCTCAAGCTGGCCGGAGCGGCCCGCTACAAGGTGGACAAAGACTTTCAGCAGCTCAATGTCGGGTTTCTGCCGGACATGCGCTCCGGCAGCTTCAAGATGATCCGGCTGATCGAAAAACAGGCCCGCGGCTACACCACCACGGTCACCGAGGATATGCGGAAAATGTTTTTTGCCATGGGGGTCCCGCTGAAAAAATCGACCACCACCCTGAAAACCCCCAGGCGGCCGGTCATTTCCACCGTGTTTCGCCAGGAGCGGGGCAACATCCACAAGAACCTGGTCAAAAAGTTCAAATCCGCGGTCCTGCGCTACAGTCTGCAGGGCGCTGCCAGCATGAAAAGGGCTGCCTGACATGAGCGAAGCCACCATCCGGGCACAGATCAAAACCACCCTGGAATCCGTCACCGGTATCGGCCGGGTCTACGACTACCGGCGCACGTCCCGGTCGGTGGCCAAGCTGCTGCAGCTCATGCGCCCGGACGGCGAAACCGACGTCAACGGCTGGTCCATCTACCGGGACCGCTGCCTGACCGACCGGGATAGCAACCTGACCCTGCTGCGCCACCACCGGTTCCGGATATCCGGCTTGTATCAGCTGAGCGACGCAGACGCATCGGAAAAGACCGTCCAGGCCCTGTGTGACACCATCTTCACCGATTTTTTGAGCGACCAGACCCTGGGCGGCACCTGTTTGAATTCCGAGCCGCTGCAGGTCGACAGCATCGATGCCGACGATGTCGAGGGCACCTCGTATCATGTCATCGAAATGTCGATCGTGTGCCATGAGCGGGTCACCGAGACCCCGTAAACCCGGCCGCCGGCCGGCAACACGAGCAACCCAAATCTTTTTAACGAGGACAGACCCATGCTGAAAAACCGCTGTCAGATCGCCTGCGAGATCGAGGCCACCGAGGGCACCGCCGAAACCCTGGTCGCCGCCGACGTGTTCCTGGCGTTCAACCCCAGTTTCGAGCCGGTCATCGAGCCCCACGAGCGGGAGGCCAAGGCGTCCAGCCTTTCGCCGTTTCCGAGCGTGTTCGGCGCCCGGTCGGCTAAAATGTCCTTTGACGCCGAGCTGGTGGGCGACGCATCGGCCGGCCAGTCCATTCATTTTGTCGATGCCCTGCGGGCCTGCGGTTTCGCCGAAACCATCGTCGGCGGCACGTCGGCCACCTACCTGCCGGCATCGTCGTCCGTGCCGTCGGTCACCCTGGCCATGTACCTGGACGGCAAGATCTACAAAATGTGGGGCGCCCGCGGGACGGTCCGCCTGGAACTGGTCAAGGGCCAGGCCGGCATTTTCCATTTCGAGTTCACCGGCGCCGACTGGTCCGAGTCCGACGGGTCCCTGCTTTCCGGCGTGTCACTCCATGCCACCCTTCCGCCGGCGTTCCAGGGCGCCCAGCTGACCATCGACAGTTACAGCGCCCTGGTCGACCGTGTCGAGATCGACATTGCAAACACCGTCGCCCTTCGTCCGGACGCCAATGCGTCCAGCGGCCACAAGTCGGCGGTGATCACAGCCCGGCGGCCGACCCTGTCCTTTGACCCGGAAAACGTCCTGGTGGCCACCGAGGACTTTCTGGGCAACTGGCGGTCCGGATCACAGATGGCCTTTACCACCACCATCGGCAGCGCCACCGGCAACACCATCGCCGTGACGGCGCCAAAGGTCCAATATCAGGACGTGAAACTCGCTGAGCGGGAGGGCATATCGACCCTGGAAATCGAGTCCCTGCTGTGCCGGTCGTCCGGCGACGACGAGGTTCAGGTTCAGATCACCTAACCGGATCGGACGAAGCAATGGTCTGTCCGCCGCCATACGACCCGGAAGAAATTCTCCGGCGGACAGACGTTAGCATAGAGGTTTTCGAACGCATCGTCCGGGCCACGGCCAAGGCCTACGGCCTGGACATCACCATCAACCCGCTGGATTTCGGCGACCACGTTGACTGTCAGCAGTACATCATCGACGAGGTCGTCCGCCAGCTCGAAAGGAAAGGGCCAACAGAATGTTAGTTTTCGACAGAGAAAACCCGGTCGCGGTCGCCTGGTGCGAGTATGCGCCCGGTGTCCGCGTGAAAATCAACCCCATTAACCGGGACGATTTCCGGAGGCTCCGGGAAGAGGCAACCCGGTCAAAAGGGTTTCGGCAGCAGCAGGTCGACAGCGCCCAGCTGGACGCCGGGCTGTATCAGCACATCGTTGCCGGATGGGAGGGGATTGTCGACCCGGACGGCGAGCCGATCCCCTGCACCGCCGAAAATATCCCGGTGGTCATGTCCGCGTTCATTGCCCTGGCCGACTGGGTGGCCGACCAGGCCCTGGCCCTGGCCGAAACCCAGGCCGAGAAAAAGGGGCGGAAGTTAAAAAACTCCAACGGTTCGCCCGATGGCACATCACCCGGCCCCGCGGAATAAAAACCTGCGCGGCCTGCAAGGTGATACGGGCGCTCAAACCGGCCCTTGTGCCCGTATCGTGCGAACAGTGCAAACCTGAAGAGCTCTGGCCGGAGAACGTCGACCCATGGGACCTGTTTGTCCGGTTTCCGTCCATGATCCTCCGGGACCCGGCCACCGGCCGCTGCCGGGTCGATTATACCGCCGCCCGGGTGCTGGCCTCAGACGCCGGCATCATTGACCGGCTCCAGTTCTACGAGGAACTGGAAGCCATTGCCGAGGGATTGAACCATGTCCGACAGCAAAATCCAGATCGTGATTGACACCAAGACCGGGCAGGCCAACGTGGTGGCCCTGGGCCAGAAATTCGGCGACCTCAAGCAAGAGGGCAACAAGTCGTTCGCCGTTGTCAACAAGGGCGCCGAGGCCCTGCGCAAGGCCCTGGGGCTGGACATCAAGCTGTCCGAAAAACTGGAAGGGCGCTTCGACCGCTTGAGCCGCATGTCCAACCGCGTGCGCGACGGCATCGGCGGCATCGTCGCCAAAACCAAGCTGTGGGTGCCGGCCATTGCCGCCGCCGGCGTGGCCCTGGCCGGCTGGAAATTAAAGCAGCTGATCACCGATGCGGCCCAGGTGGCCAGTCAGTTCGACAACATGAAACTTTCCCTGGACACCGTCACCCGGGGCGAGGGTGCCGAGTGGTTTGCCAAGCTGAACGAGTGGGCCATGAAGATGCCCATCAATACCCAAAGGGCCATCCAGACGTTTATCCAGATGCGGGCCATGGGGCTGAAGCCGTCCATCAAGGACATGACCACCTTGGTGGACACCGTGTCGGCCCTGGGCGATCCCGAGGCCCTGGGCGGCATCAGTCGCGCCCTGGGACAGATCGTCACCAAGGGCAGGGTGCAGTCCGAGGAGCTGCTGCAGCTCGCCGAACGGGGCATCCCGGTCTATGAAATCCTGAGAGAAAAGATGAGCCTGACCAGCGAAGAGCTGGCCAACATCGGAAAACTGGGCCTGGATGCCAAGGAGGTCGTGTCCGCCATACTGGAGGGCCTGGACGAGCGGTTCGGCGGCCAGTCCAGCAAAATCCAGAATCAGTTTTCGGGCCTGATCGAGTCGCTCAAATCCTACTGGACCGACTTTCAGCGGATGGTCATGGAGGCCGGGGTGATGGCGTTTATCGAAGAACGGCTTCGGGCCCTGGTGGATTGGGTGGAGGACATGCGCGAGTCGGGCCAGCTCCAGGAGTGGGCCAGTGGTATCGGTGAGGCGTTCGAGAACATGTTCAACCTGATCGAAGACGTAACACCGGCCGTCAGGATGTTCGGTCTTCTGGTGCTGGATGTGCTCAAGGGCATCGCCGAGGTGGCCCGGTGGACGGTGACTGCCATCAAAAGCATCGGCGAAGCCATTTCCCGGGTGACCCGGCCGGTCATGGAGTTCTTCAGCCTGCTGGACGGTGCCCCGGCGAAGGTCGAGATACCGTTTATGGCCAGCGGATCCACCACGCGACCGTTTACCGAAAAGATGGACGAATTGACCGGCCGCTTTGACCAATTCGCCATGCACCTCCAGGGCGGCCAGGCCGCCCCGGACATCTATATCCCCACGCCGGCGGCGCCCATGGGCGTTGCGGCCCCTGTCGTCGCCGGCAGCAGCACCACCACCAACACCCGGACATTTAACGCCGGCGGAATCAACATCCATGTTTCCGGCGACGCTGCAGGCACCGACTGGCGCCAGGTCGTCCGCGACCAGATCGTCCCTGAACTAAAAGCCGCAGGAGTGATTTAGATGGCCGCGATTAAATTTACCAAAGGTGTCGACACCTTCACCTTCCAGACCGGGCGCTGTTTTCCAATGCCGTCAGACCCCCAGGAAGTCAACATCGCCACCGACTACAGCGAGGGCGGCCAGCTGTACGCCTATAACAAGGGCATTACCGAGCAGCTTTTCACTTTGAAATTCGAGAACATCGGCCAGACCGACCACGACAATCTGGCCGACTGGATCATCAATACATGTGTCGGACCGCTGAATACCTTCACGTTTACCGACGAAAACTCCACCGACCACACGGTCCGCTGCATGGACAAGAAAAACCCCCTGGTGGAAGTAGCCAACGGCGTTTTTTCCGGCACGGTCACCCTGCGAAAAGAAATCTAAACGGCTAACCGGGTAACAACGGATGCGATCTTTTAACGCCAACTTTGTCACCGAGAAAAACAAGCGGAGCCCGGACGGGCCCACGCCGGTCAACCTGGTGTCGTTCGACTTTACCACCCCGGTCTATCTGTCCGACCGCACTGTCACACCATCCGGCGGCAGCGCCCACAGCGGCCTGGTCAAGGGATGGTCCTTTGTGGACACATCGGTTGCAGAGTCGGCTGGCGCCGGCATCGACGACACCATCGAGGTCGTCGACATCGACATTGTAATCATCAACAGCGAAACCACCCGGTTTTCGGACAACTTCACCGCCGCCGACCCGCCCGAAAACGTGGACGTGGAACTTTCCTACTGGATGGGCGGGACCCTGTATTCCGAACGCGAGGTGTTTTTCAAGGGCCGTGTCCACGGCCAGCCGGAATATGACGAGAGCGACTGCCGCCTGCGGCTGCGCGGCATTTTCGAAAAATACAACAAGCTTATCGGGGAAGACTTGATCATATCGGCAGACGACTACGCGTCGGCGGATCCGGACGACATCGGCAAGATGCGGAATATCTGTATCGGCACACTGCCGAAGGTGCCCTGCCGGTCCCTGGTCGCCGGCGTGATCGATACCTTAAAGGCCGACATCACCGACAGCGCCACCAGCTTTTATGTGTCTTTGGCTGGCAAGGCCAATTTCCCGTCCGGGACGGTCACCAGCCAGATTGACAGTGAAAAAATCCAGGGCACCTACACGCCGTCCACCGGCCAGTTTACCAGCTGCACCCGCGGATATAATTCAACCACCGCTGCCGCCCACGACAAAGGCGCCAAGGTCGCCGAGATCCTGACCGAATATGTCCAGGAAGTGGCCGGCCACCCGGTGGACGCCATCGCCGCGGTCTATGTCGAGGATCCGGCCACCAAGGTCGCCACGCTGGTCGACCCGTCCGACTACACCGCCTATACCGGCCAGACCGGCGATGAAAAAACGGGCTATGAAGGCACCGCCGTTGTGGCCATTTCGGCCCTGCCGCAGATCGTCCGCCAGGTCAACATCGCCGCCAACGACACCATCGCCGTCAACGATACCATCGGCGTATCCACCGGCAGCCACACCCACACGGTCGACACGCAAATCCATGTCTGGCGGTTCGATTCCTATTCAGAAACCGGCGGCATCGATATTGCCAACCCGCAGAACTGCATCGACGGCGACCTGTCGTCCGAGACCAAGTTTACCAATAACTATTCGACCTGTTACCTGACCCTGTCCAAAGGGTTTTATGAGGAACCCGGCGGCAGCGTTTCACATATCAGGCTTTGCATGAGGGTTAACGGCGGCAATGCGGCCCGAATGACGTGGGGCGGCCGGACGCTGTCGGCGACCACGACGGGCACACATAAATCGTCATGGTACAGTGACACATCGTCCTGGTCGACCATCAATTCCCGGACAGCGTTAGTCTACCGGTACAGCGGCGGGACGGATCTATATATCGGTGAAGCCTGGATCGAAATTAAGTATGCCCCGACGGTCCAGTCCGGCCCGGCCACCGGCGTCGCCAAAACCGGGTCCGCCAGCAAGTCCGGCACCGTGACCCTGACCGGCAACAGCGTAGCCGACACCGTTATCGGCGGCCGCATCCTGGCCGATGTCGACGGCGCCATCGACGACGGGTCCGGATCCTACACCGGCACCCCGTCGGCCCTGGTCGAGCGGCCCGACCATGTCTTCAAATACCTTTGGAATTCGATTTTAGGCGCCAGCCTTTCCGACCTGACCATCCAGGCCGCGGCATCCACCTATTATTCGACCAACAGTTTTAAGTTTGCCGTCCTGGTCAATGCGCCCGTTCAGGCCGACGCACGATTGACCACGCTGGCCCTGCAGTGCCGAAGCCGCTTTTTTGTATCGCCGGCCGGGACAGCAACCCTGTTATTGCGCGACACCGGCCAGACCAGCGGCCACAGCATCGCCAAAAACGAGATCCGGCAAAACAGTTTTAAGATGCGCCGCAGCCAGACCGACAACCTGGTCAACCTGTTTAACATCCGCTTTGAAAAGGACCTGACCCGCGACACCAACGACCCCGGCAACTACCTGTCCAGCAAGCCGTTTTCCGACACCACGTCTATCACCCGCTACGGCCAACGGGAGTGGCGAGGCGACCCGTCGGTGTTCTGCTTCGACGCCGTCCGGGACAGCGCCATGGCCGTCGATGTCGGCAACTTTTTAAAAACCTTTTTGTCCGTTGTCCGCAAAATACCGTTGTTTCAGGTGTTTCTGGACAATTGCGAAATCGAGCCCGGCGACATTATCGACGTCACCCACGACCTGGACAGCCTGACCAATTTTGTGTGCGAGGTCCTGCGGGTCCAGTACGTGTTTGGATCCGCACAGCGCGAGGTCCTGGACCGTTTGGAAATCGAGGCCGTCGAAAATTAACCCAACACCCGGAGGCCGAAACCATGCGAGGCATCCCCGACACCATCGCCACCGCCGAAGACATCCGAAATATCGCCTTTGACCTGCCCCCGGCAGATTCGGAAACATTTTTGGCCGGCGTGACCCCCGACGACCTGGCCCGCTGCGGCATGACCCAAACGGATTTTGTGGCGCTAAAGGCCCAGGTGGGCGACATCAAGTTCAAGGAAAAGGCCGCGGCCGACAAGCGCCTTGCCGTCGACCTGGCCATCGCCGAAGCCGAAACGCAGTTGGCCCAGGCCGAAGCCGATTTCAAAACCGCCGAGGCCGCCGCCATCGAGGCATCCGAAACCTACAAAAAGGCGGTCGCCCAGGGTGAAAAAAACGTGATCGAAAAGCAGCGCCTGGTCGAAGCAAACCAGCGGATCCAGGACCAGGCCGAGCAGATCCAGGCCGAGGCCGAGCAGCTGCACACCCAGGCCGAACGCTTATTGGACGAAACGGTCACCCTGGAAATCCGGGCCGAAGCCGAACGCGACCGCCTGTTGGGGACCCTGGCCGACACGGCCGGCATCGACAGGCAGATCGAGGAAACCGCCGCCGAAGTGGTCGCGGCCCAGTGCGATTTTGACAAGCAGCAGCAGGCCGCCGGCGACGCCGCCAGGCGCATCGGCGATACCACGGTCGAACTGGGCCGGCTGCGGCAGCAGCGGGTCGATCTATAAATGTTATCCGATTATTAAGCGGAGATTAGACCAATGGGAAATTCGATTTTATTTAACACCGCCGGATCCATCGCCCTGGCCATCAATTACGAACTGCAGGGCCCCTACACCGCGAAATTTCTAACCAAAGAGGCGGCCAAAACCATCCGGGTCAACAAGGAAGTCTTTATCCGGGTGGACGACGCGGTGGTCTGTATACAGGGTGTCCTGCAGCCCAATTCTGCTATTTTCGGTTTTTTTGCCGTTCGGATTCTGATTCGTCCGGCCGTTCTATGAAAAATTATGCAAGCGGCGATGG